TTTTGAAACTTGTGGTTAAAGTAGAGCTTATAGCCATATCAAATTCCTCTAATAATTTTTGCTAATTCTTCCTCTCCACCACCGATTAAATCTTGTATTAGAGAGGCTTTATAAGATTTTAACGCATTTTTTATATAAATCAAACAAACCTGATATATAGCATCTTTGTAAGCTCTTGCTTGTTCTCTAATGTGTGGTTCTTTATCTTCTGAGTAACTAACTATCTTTTCTGTAAGTCTTTCAGCCCAAAACTCAGGTGGATGTCCGCCAAAACTTGTTGTTTTTGCTTCAATAATACCTAGTTCTGGCATACCAGCAGGTGTTATCTTGTCTACCATTTTTTAGGTTCTATCGGTTTTAAATGACTGTCATTACGATCAATTAACGTTGGCTCTTGTGTTTTTTTGACTATTTCAAGATTATCAATACGTTCAAGTTTTATACCGTCTTCTCCAACTAAAATGATGTAGGGATTTTTTAATCTATGGTAACCATACAACTTTTGTTCTGCAGGCACGTCTGTATCAAGCAGTCCAGAGGAGTGTGCCACTTCTATTTGCATGCCTGCTGATATACATTTGCTAAGCCAAAACTCTACACAAGCCCTGCCTGCTTCAGCAAAGTGTAAGTTGCCTTTGTATGAAAAATCGACACCAAACATCTTAATATTTGCTACTTCATTCCAATAAGCAAACGCTACTGCATATGCAACCGTATTGTTTAGATAGTGGCAATTAGAATAACTTACCACCTCTTCAAGTGGATATTCAACTAATCCAGGGCATCTATCATCAAGCTCACATGTATATATAGGGCCTTCGTGTTCAAGCAGTATTTCTTTCATACTTTCAGTTTGGCCGCCTGCATCATCAGTATCTAAAAACCTAGATGCAGGATCCATCATAAATACTCTGTCATGGTAAATAACGGATGCTACTCCATTTATTGCCCATACCTCATCAAAATGCACGCCATGTGATTTTGCTAAATTGTAATCAAACCAGCTTTTGCCCATACCTACGATGGCAACTGTTTTGCCTTTCAGACTTTCTTTTTTACTCATTTTTTATTTTATGAAACCGTAGACCTCAAGGAATCGTATCGGTATTCATCTTTTCTCCCCCTAGCTTCTGCAAGATTTTTCAATCTTGATATTTCCGTCATAAAGCGTTGCTCATATTGTTGTTGCATATCGCTTTCCCCTTTTAAAAATATGTTTGCCTCTACTAAACTACCATATAGCAAAGCATTTCTTGCATTATTAGATAGCCATGTGCCAGTTGTATCTGTCACTAATGAGTTTGGTTTGTATAAGTAATGGAGTTCAACACTGTAGTTTGCATCAGGTACAGGACTTACAATAATCGTAGAGCCATTGTTAGACGCTGTAGAGAGTTCTTTATCAAAATCAGCATAATACTTAGGTAAAGCCCTTAGCGTTGAATCTGTAGGATCTACGATGAACTCACGCATAAAAGATGGATGTTTCTTGTCTAAATAATGATAATCGCCACTTGCATCTATAACAGCTAATGAAAAACTCATTTGATAGTCAGTTGGCGTTGTAAGATATGTATTACCAGTGGTCAAACTACCTGTAACGTTTTTTCTAAAATAATCAAACTGAATTAGCTCAAATATTCTTTCTTCAGCGTTTTTAATAAAGTCATCTAAGCTGTTTACAAAAGTTGTTTCTTCGTTTTCTACGTAGTTTTGTATGAGTGTTTTTAGTTCTGCTAAGGTCATGTTATTACTATATTAACCGTACCTAAACCACTTGTCATCTCATCTACAGTGAAGTTTGTAGGTAAAGTTGACGGGTTCATATAGTCTGGTTTAAAAATATTTGAATTGACCACAACAACAAATCCTTCGCCTTCTTCATGATCATTATTAGGTCTAGGATTGTATAAAGCCTCAGGATCAGCAGTGGCTCTTAGTGGAGTAAGTTGAGGATGTTTGGGCTCATACATGTCTGGCCCAACTAATAGACCATTCCAAGTCCTTTTCATTTCATTTAACTTGTATCTGAAACCACTTATGTCACATATTCCGTATGCGTTTTTACCTTTAGCATATGCCATCAGTTCATCCTTAAATCAGGTCTTAATCTAAATGAAGCTCTGTCTTCGTCTTGATCTGCAGCTCTTCTAAACTCTTCTTCGTATTGTGCTTTTAATTGTGGAGTAAGCTGTGGGTTTCTTTTCATAGAAAGATAATAGGCTAGACCTGCAACAAAACAAGGGTAAAACCTAAAAGGCATATCCATAGTATTAGTGGCCGCATCAGCATCATCCATTCTTACTAACTTATTAAAGACTAATATATCTGTGCTATTTTCTGGTGCAGGCCATACTTTTAAAGCAGGTGTAGTTAGTTTGTCAAAAAAGAACTGTGATGGTCTTGCTTTTGTTTCTTTATTTGGAATGTTTAAATATTCAGATCTACTAATTCTGTTCATGCTAATATCAGTTTGCTCTTGATTAACTGTCCTACGCACTACCACGTCTAACACATCAATTACATTTGCATTTAACGAATAACTAGATGTGCCTTCTGTAACAGTTTGTGTAGCTTGTTCTATTGTCCACTGATTTAGACCTCTATTAGCCCACTCTGCTAACATTAGATTTACACTTCTAATGGCAGTTTTGAGATCATATCCTGTCCTTAATTCAGCACCACACCTTTCGTACGCTTCTTCAATAAACTCTGTAACGTTCGGTTCAAAATTTGTGCTTCCAGATAATGCCATTAATCCTTCCTATCATCTTGATTATATAGATTATCAAATGTTGTGTATGAATCCATATAACTATCGTGTTTCTCTGCTGAGTGAATCCATTGACTTGGTGAAAAGTCGGGTGGCCCTTCACCAACACGCCAAAGAGCTGGGTTTGTTGCTCTTACTCTATTGTTAGGTAAAGCGACAAAATTACCAGTGTATTCACCAGCGTCAGTCAAGTATAGCACATGACTTTGTTTATGTTGTGCAGAATCATCTGCAATACTATTTTCTGTATAATCTACAGTAAACATATAGGTGCCTGTATAGAACTCGCCTCCTATTTTACATATCCAGGGTGAAGAGCTAACTCTATCCAATACGACTACTGAATGGTGATGACTTAAACAATCCCAAGGTTGTGCTAAATGATCTTCCATTGGTGTAGGCCACTCATCTACTGGCACATCAGCTATTAGTGCTTGTATTGGCATCCTTGCCCACATAGCGCCACCGTGCACATTTTCATCTGAATGATCTTCTAAATCTGTCTCACAGCCAGTAAAAACAACTTGAAAAGACAAAGATCTATCTGGAATAGTGTTAACTGCAAAAGCTAAAGCATGCAGATATTCACCGTGATATCTTTGATGATTTGCTGTAAATTCTTTACGCACCCAACATTTGAACTGTGGTATGTTCGATATAAGATAAGACAAAATAACCCCCTAGTCTTGTTTTTTTAAACTTTACCGCCTTTTGACATGTATTTACTGGCTTTACCACCTTTAGCCATATACTTAGATGCTTTACCGCCTTTCGCCATGTATTTGGATGCCTTACCGCCTTTAGCCATGTATTTAGACGCTTTCCCGCCTTTTGCCATGTATTTGCTGACTTTGCCACCCATGGCATATCCTTTAGTTCTTCTATACATAATTAATCCTTTTTCTTTGGTCTGCCTCTTTTAGCAGGAGTTTTCTTTGCAGCGGCCTTTTTCTTCGGCTTTACTTGATTGCCAGAAGAATCTAAATAAATACGATCTTCGACAACGGGCTGATCTGGTCTAACTTTTGCATCAAGTCTTGCTTGTAATTTTGGATCTACACTAGATTTTTTCTTTGGCATATATTCTCCTAACTTATTGTAGTAACCTTTCTCTTTGGTTCCATTACGGCTCCACAACCTCTTGCTATGAAACCACCTTTTTTCATTTTAACACGGTTTTGTTTTTTCATGGCTTTTTCAATTGCCATACCACGTTTCATTTCATAAGATGAAATTTTGCCATCTTTATTAAGATCTGCTTTTTTTCTATTTTTTAACATTGTTGTGCCTCCTGTTTTCATAGAAACTCTTGCTTTTTTTGTATTCGCAACTACAGTTTTCCCTTTAGCTCCTGCTCTTTTCTTTTTTCTTGCAGTTGTAGCCCTTTCTGATTTAGATAAACTTCTTGCTTTTGCTGCAGGTAAACAACGATCTGGGTTTTTTTTATCCTTGCTTGTACCACATTTACCTTTTATAGTTCCATCTGTACCTATTCGCACCCAGTTTTGTTCACGCCATTGTTTAAGCTGTCCCATTACCTAAGCCTATTTGACATAACTGCACCTTGGCCTCTAATACTTACAAAGCCACCTTTTGCTTTTTTCTTTCTTTTTTTGCTGCCTTTTGCATAGTTAGGATCTTTACAATACTTCGATGCTGCCATATTTGCATATGCTGAAGGGTATGTATCAAAAGTTCTTTTTGCCCAAGCTTTACCTGCTGGACAGATTTTGCCTCCACTTTTTGCTTTTTTAGCCATTTAACACTTCCATCTTCTTCTTGCTTGTCTAATTCTTGAATTAGGGTTATTTCTTGTTTTTGCAGAACTGCGTTTTAGTTGACCTAATGATCTAGCGCAATAGGATTTGCGTCTTTTAGCAGCTTTGCTACCTTTTTTCACCTTTCCAGTAACTGCACCTTTTAGTTTAGATCCTGGATTTTTCTTACGGTACGCTTTGATACCTTTACGGGTCATTCCCGCCCCTTTTTTAGTAGGGCGGTAATTACCACCTTTACCCGTAGTCCTGCGTATCTGTTTAGCTTTCCTTCTGGCAGCCATTCATTAATAGTTTTTATTCAAAACCAATATGATTGAATACGCATCACCGCTAGAGTGACCTACTGTTGTAAAGTCTACATCGCCTGTAACACCTGAACCAGCATTGTTAGGTATACCACTAAATCTATCATCATAATATTCATCGCCTGTGCTATCTGCAGGCAATGGTATTGCTAAAACATTAGTGGTTGCGTCAAACTCTATATCAACACCCATACCTCTAGTTGCCCAGTATATGCGTGCTATAGAGACGCTGGTACAAGCTTCCCCTGCACTGTTGGAGGTCAATGCGGATACATCTACTTTTTTAACACTAGATTCGCCTGTACCATCAGACTCGTTTGTAAACTTTAAGATAGCAACTCTTTCACCATCTTGGATAGTTTGTGAGGTTACTGTATCTGCCATTGTTTACTCCTATCTTTCGACTGCTGCAACTACGTAATCAATTGTCATAGTTTGTGCAGAAGCTTCACCATTTTGAATACCAAACGATACTGTTAGTTCTTCATCATCTGGTAAGTTAGTGATTGCAACACCTACTGGTTTTGCATTGTTTATTGAGTAATAAACTTTTGAAGCATCTGGATCTATAAACCATGTAGTTGTAATGAAAGTATCGTCAGCCATTGTTGCTACATCTTCTGTAGTTGTAGCTGAATTATCTTTCTCAACTAAGAAATCAAGACCAGCATCACCATCTGCTGATATAAAGAACACACCATCTGTAGTATCAAGTGGTGTTGTATCAGTTATACCTAGACCCATAACAAAGTCTGATTGGTCAACGTCATTTACTTTAAATCTAGCTGAAAAGTAAGCTTTTTTACTTGTGCTTAGTTTAAAACCCTCACCTTTTAACTGTAAAAAGTCTAAATCGTTATCACCAGCAGCATTGGTAAGCAATAAAGCTCCACCAGCTGACGAAGTAACGGCTTCAGATGCACTTCCTGTGCCAGCTTCAGTAGTAGTAATCGTCCAATCTCCAGAGTTATATGTAAAAAAGTCATTGTGATACATATAAAACGTCTGATCTGACGGATATGGTGCAAACATAGGCTGGTTTTTCTTGTGCTCGGAAGCAACAGTATTACCTGCCCAGAGTATTAAGTTTTGAAAATGTGGATTAGCCATTATGAACTCCTTTATCTTGTATTAATGGAAACCTTGCGGCCCTCATCAAGCTAATTAATTTTATAACCTTCTAAATTCTATACTTAAATTTACGGACAAGCAACAAAAAAGGGAGCCGAAGCTCCCTTAGAAAATTGTAGATGAGTTAGAAACGCTACAATAAATCGTTCCTTAAGCTCCTTGAGAACCGAATACGGCTCTAAAGTTTGAATATCCGAAGCTATAACGCTCTCTAGCCTTATATCTCATATTACCTGTATCGAAGTCTCCCTCTAATGCAGTTTGCATTGGTGATCTTTCAAAATACTTAAAGCCGTCAGGGCAGTCAGTTTTTATGAAATAAGCATCAGTATCTGTGAGATAGTTATTTACAACATATCCATCAGGAAGCATGCCCATATTATTGATAGCGTTAATATCGTTATCAGATGTGCCTACTCTACCTGGTGTGTTGAGTAATCTATCAGCTACAAACACTAACTGTGGTGGAATAATGAGTTTCATTCCTCTTAAAGCAATATTAAGACCTCTATCATCTGTTAATGTAGAAATACTAATAAGGTTGTCTTCAAGAGATGTCTCATTCAAGTCCGCCATAGTAGTTGCTCTGTTTGCTAGTGAACCACCACCGCCTAATGGGTGATCTGTAGCTATCAAAGTTTTACCATCACCGCCTGTAACACTAAACGCATTGTTTAGTACCGCAGCAGCTTTGATTTGCTTTGTGTTTGCCATAGATCTAGCCAAGGCTTTGGTATATCTTGCTCCGAGTCTATCATAAAGATTATCTTCGATAGCTTCTTCAGTAAGTGCGAAAGCTAAAGCCACTGTTTCGTGGGTATAACGTGAAGTGTAACCTTCGTTAGCTGTATCAAATCTGACACCGCTTCCTTCAGCTTTTACTTCAGCATTACCAAACCCTACTATTAGGGTTTCTTCTTCAAACGCTCTATCAGAAGTTTCTGCATCGTAGATTTCTGTATGTTGAGCTTCGTATCTGGCATATTCCATACCGAACAAAGCATTAAGACCTGGCTCTAATTCTTTCGCTAATTGCGCTCTATTAATTGCCATTTATTATACTCCTGTTGGGTCGACATAGAAATGCTCATTAAATTTAACAATAACATTCACATTAGCTGAACCTGTTGTACTGTTGTCTGGATCACTCGAGAATCCCATGATTCTAAAAGTAGCAGTTGTCGCAGCGGTTGTGCCAGATAATTCTAAAGCTGACATACCAGTTTTGGTAGAGCCAGAAGTGTAAGAAATATCTGCATTTAAACCAACGTCAGTTTGGGCTGGAGAGCCTGCACTTTGGATTTCAAAAACAGCATCAGGGTCATCTATTACGAACGCTTTTATATCGGACGATACAGTGCCATCAGGATAGTGTGAACTGAAAACAGTCTCACCTGCAGAGTTTGTAAAAGTACACCCTCTAAACACACCTAAGGCTTCATCCCCAGCAGCAGCTACTAAAATAGTACCTGTGTTGAGCATTTTTA